AACATCCACAGGAGGAAGTATTACAGGTGAAGGAGGTAATATGCTTATTGCTGATGATCCTAATAATACTAAAGACGGTGATAATTCAGATATAAAACGTGAACGTACTATTGAATGGTGGAATCATGTATGGTCTACAAGGTTAAATGATAAAAAAAATGACTGTAGGGTAGTTGTACAACAAAGATATCACTTAAGAGATGTAACAGGTTATATAACATCTCATGATGATTTAAAGGAATGGACAAAGCTTATTCTCCCTATGGAATATGAACAAGAGAATAAAACTTCTACTATAATACTTCCATCCACTAACGGTAAACTATGGACTGATCCACGTACTAAAGAAGGTGAGTTATTATGGCCTGAGAGATTTGATGAGGCAGCTGTTAAAAGCTTAAAAAATGACCTTGGTAGTGAAGCAGCCATAGCAGGTCAATTACAACAAAGACCTGCATCTAAAGAAGGTAATATCATTAAAAAAGCATGGTTTCAATGGTGGAAAGATACTACACCTCCCAAGATTGAATTTGTTGTACAATCTTGGGACACAGCTTTTTCAGAAAAGAAAACATCTGCGTATTCAGCATGTACAACATGGGGAGTATTTTATGATGATCATTATATAGAGCATATTATCTTATTATCTATGTGGAGAGGAAGGGTAGAATATGTAGAGCTTAGAGAAATGGCTAAGCGTTTATATTTTGATTATAGAGATACTGGTAAGATACATGAGCCTAAATTTAGAGGTAGACCTATAGATTTATTTCTTATAGAAGCAAGAGCTTCGGGGGATCCATTAATAAAAGACTTGCAATTAGGAGGTATTAAAGCTATACCTGTTGATCCTACTGGTAGAGGAAATAAAATACAAAGGTTAAACTTTATAACTCCTTTACTTGAAGGTGAGCGTGTATGGTTACCAGCACGAGGACCATCATATGATCATTTGTTACCATTTGCAGATGAGTTTTTAGAGAATGTAGCTTGTTATCCTAACTTAGAAAGTAATGATATAGTAGATACTATGAGTCAAGCCTTTATGAAATTAAAAACAGGTATGTTCTTATTAAATCCAAGAGATGAAAGACCTGAGCCAATACAATATAAAGAAACTAAGGTGTATTAAAAATGGAAAATATTAAGTTACCTTTAAATTTACTAGATTTACTTCCAACCAATGTTGATGATTTAGAAGAAATGGATATTATTTGCAATAGATTTGGTAAAAAATATAAATTAATATATCTACATAATGAATTTTTATGGATGAGAATAGAAGAATAAAGATATTAAAAATGAATAAATTACAAAGAATAAAAAGTTTTATCAAAGAAACATCTAATTATTTTATTTCTATTACATCATTAACTTTAGCTGTATTTGCTGTTTTAATATTTATAATATTAGCAATATTTGGCATATGTTCTATGATATATGATGTAATAAAAATGGTAATTTAAATAATAAGGAGTAATAAAAATGAAAACAGCTAGAGGATTCTATAGTAAAGAATTTAAATTAAATGCAGTAAAACTATATATAAATCGTGAAAGAGGAAAAAGTATATCAACGCTAGCTAAAGAATTAAAAATTTCTGCACCTACATTGAGTGCTTGGGTTTTATATTATAGAGATAGAGGAGAAGATGGTTTAGTTGAAAATATAACTGAAGTTAATTGTAACACCTATGAAGCATTAAAATTAAATAGTCTTAAAACTGAATTAGATGTTATGCAACAAGCTTATAATGGTCTTAAGAAGCAATTGATAGAAATAACAAAAGAACGTGATAATATGAAAAAAGCGATTGAAACGTTTGTTAGTAGTTTAGTGAGTAATTAAAATGAACAATGATATAAAAGAATTTTTCCAAGATTTAATGAAGGATAGATTAAATGATGATCTTTTAGAAGATTTTATTGATTTAATGTTAAAAGATTGTACTAAAGAACAAATATTAGATTTTGTATGTAGACAACATCAAGAAGTTCTTACAATCTTACTAAGAAAATAAGATGGTAACAAATTGCCACCTACTTTTCATACCTAATAAATATTAATTTTAATATCCCTATTACCAGACTTAATATAAGAAAATAAAGAGATATTTCAGAAATTATTTCCCCGTAATAATTTTTTAAAAAGTAAGATTTTAAATATTGCATAAGATGGTCATTAATAAACCTACTAATTACAATCCCACTTATGATTATAGAAATGCTAATAATTACTAATTCAAATGTTTTTAAAAGATTTTTCATTATTACATTTAATTTGTGATAAAGAGTATAATAGGGAGGGCTTAGAAGTTTTATCTTCAATCAATTAATGGAGGTAAAGTGATTTCTTTTTTAGAGATAAGCCCATAAATCGTTATACTAAGTCATATATTAATTTAGGAAAATATATGACTTAGTATTATGTCTACAAATATAATAGCTACAATACATCTGTATTTTCAATATGATATATTTCCTATGAAAAGTCAATATTTAAAATGTGAGATAAGCTAGGACTAAGTCAGTAAAACTGCAAAGACACCTGATATGAAATCAACGTTTACTTATCCCACATTGCGTCTTCTAAAGCGCAATAAAAGATAGCATTTTATATTTATAATTTCAACTAAATAAAATTGGTCGGAGTAGAAAGATTTGAACTTTCGACCTCCTGTACCCAAAACAGGTGCGCTCCCAAGCTGCGCTATACTCCGATTTAAATCTTTATCTTCGCTTCTACGAATTCATCTAAACATTCTTTAATTTTAAAATTCTCATCCTTATCAAAAAGAATCTTTTTAGGTAAAACTAAAAACGGAATACCCCTTTTCTTATATTCTTCCTTTTCCGGAAATTCTTCCATCAATGGAATTATAAAAATTACATTTAAATTCACATCAACATTAGCATTATACGGTTGAAAGACATTATTTAAATTTTCATGAAATTTTTTAATAGTAATATTAGTTGTTACTATTAAATGTTTACTATCTTCTCGTAAAATATAATAATTTTCTAAATTTTTAATGTTTTGTATAAATTTATCTAATATTTTTGCCATTAATAGTGTATAATAGTTAAGTTCAGTAATAATGATTAACATTATACGTTAATCTTTTTATTTCGTAAAATAGAATTTTAAAAATCTTAATGAAGATAGAAGATAGTATTTTAGCTAATCTTAATGATGAAGACATTAGAGAACTTCATGAATTAGAGGATGGGACATCCGTTTACGAAATAGGTCCTTCTCAAGAGGAAGAAGCAGAAGAACCTGAGTCCTTTTATGGTAATCTTGCAGGTACAGTTGTTAGTGATAGTTCTTTAAAGAAATTATCTGTTTTTCTATTAGAAGCTATTGATAAAGATAGAGAAGCTAGCGAAAAATGGATGAAAACCCTTAAAAAGGTGAAAGAATATCTAGGTTTTGATGTTGAGGATCTAAAAAGTAGTCCATTCAAAGAGGCTACACGTACATTTGATACTACCTTATCAAATGCATTAATAAGATATTACGCTAATATTAGAAGCGAATTATTACCAAATGCAGGTCCTGTAGGTTATAGACTTAAAGGTTATCCAACTGAGGAATTAGAAGAGAAAGGGGAAAAAACTAGGGATTTTCTTAATAATCATTTATTGCGTGTTGATAAGGATTTTTATCCTAATTATGAGCGTTTTCTAATGCATTTGGGATTTGATGGTAGTTCATGTAGAAAAATTTATTTAGATAAAGCTTTAAATCGTCCTATTAGTAGATTTATCCCTGCTGAAGATTTTATTATTGATGCTGATTGTAATTCTATAAGTGATTCACAACGTATTACTCATATTTTACATTTATCTAAAAGAGATATATTACTAAATCAGCAAAATGGTACATATAGAAATGTTGATTTACCTTACTTAAAAACAATGGAAAATACCGATGAGGTATTAAAAAATGAAAGTAATTTTGAAAAAAAAGATGTAGATTTAAGTGTTTATGAAAAACGGTCGTTATTTCCTATATATGAGTGCCATGTTTATCTTAACCTGGATGATTTTAGTGATAGAAAAGATATAGATGAGAAAAGCATACCTTTACCATTTATAGTTATATTAGATCCTAATTCAAAGGAAATTTTATCTATTTGTCGCAATTGGCGAGAAGAAGATCCTAATAAGGATAGGATTAATTATTTTGTATTATACAATTATTTAATAGGTTTTGGTATAAGAGGATTAGGTCTTGCTCATATGCTAGGATCTAATGCTATCAGTTTAACTACAATCCTTAGAGAATTAATTGATGCAGGTAAATTTCAAAACTTACCTGGTGGGTTACGTAAGCAAGGAGCATCTAAACAGCAACAAAATAACATTGTTATAGGACCAGGTGAATTTGTACAAGTAGATACTTTTGGTGAAGATCTTGAAAAAGTATTCATGCCTTTACCATATTCAGGTCCTTCTCAAGCATTAAGTGCATTATCTGATAGAGTTATAGAACAGACCAAAGAACTAGGTGCAACAGGTGAACTTGGGATGTTAGATTCAAGGGAAGCTATTGCACCTTCTACTTTAATAATGGCACTTGAGAATAATAATAAAATTCAAAGTGTTATATCTGAATCTATCCATTGTTCATTCAATCAGGAATTACAACTTATATATGATATATTTAAAAATACATTAGATGATGATTTTTCTGAGTATATCAACGGTAAAGAAATAACACTTAATGATTTTGTAGATGAAATAGAAATCATACCAGTTTCAAATCCTTCTTCTAACTCTACTATTCATAAGCTTGTAAGAGCTCAATCTATGCTTGAAACAGCAATGATGGCGCCTGATCAACATAATATGTATGAAGTATTTAAATATAATTATAAAGCGCAAGGAATACCTGAAACTGAAATAGATAGAATATTACCTGATCCAACTAGCGGTGAAACTGAGGAAGTTTTAGCCATGGATCCTTTAACGGAGAATTTAAACATACTAGCTGGTAAACCTGTTCAAGCTGCTAAATGGCAAGATCATGCTTCACATAAATTAATACATGGTTTATGGGCTGAACAGAATGCAGATAAACCTGAAGTGCAAGCAGCCATAGTAGCGCATAACAAAGAACATGTTGCTATGGAATATTTAGTTCAAATGGAACAAATATTAGGTTATGAGTTACCACCTCTTCAAGAATTAATGAATCCAGAAGTTCAAAATCATATTGCTTTTACTATTGCTCAAAATATCAATCAGACTATGGATGAAAATGCTCCTCCTGCACCTATTGATCCTAACCAGTTAATATTAGCTGATATTCAACAGAAAGAGAAACAAGCTGAAACACAGGAACGGATAGCTAACATGAAAGCTGAAACTGATGTATTCAAAACTCAAATGGATTTTGAAAAACATAAAGCCAAAATAGAATCTGAAGAAGATATAGCAGTATTAAAAGCTGAAACAGAATTAACAAGACAAGAGATGCAAAATGGATAGAAAACGTATTAAAGAATTGAAAATAGAAGATCTATTTGATCCTTTGTATGACGAAGAAAAGAAAGCACGAGATAAATGGAAAAGACAACAAAAATTGGAGAAAGAAAATGAGTAAAGAAACATTTAATACTAAACAACAAGAGGAAAACTAAATGGATTTCAAATATTTAAAATCAGGTTACCAAGGAAAACCTGATCAAATGAGAGAATTAGCTGAAAAATTAACAGATCCAAGAAGAGGTCATGAAGCTGAATTTACATTCTCTAAATCTGCCGCTGATAGAGAAAGAATGAGACCTTATAAAACAGGTGGAATGGTTTGTAAAGATGATGACAAGAAAATACGTATGAGTAGTAATTATCATATAGAAAAGATGAAAAAAGATATTTCCAAAGAAGAGGAAAAAGAAAGAAAAGCAGAACGTGAAAAAAGAGAAGAAAAAGAAAGAGAGAAGGAAAGAATTAAAGCTGATCCAGGTTACAGAAAAGGTGGTCATGTAAAACATTGTGATAAAAATTCCAAATATGCAATGGGTGGAATAGCTAAAGAAAGACTTGATGAAGGTTATAAAAAAGGTGGGCAAATAAAAGACTGTGATAAAAAACAAAAATTTGCAGCAGGTGGAGGTGTTATAGCCATGGTAAGGCTTGGCGAAGCTACCAAAGATGGTAATCAAATATTAAAGAAAAAGAAATCATATACAAATAATTTTTAAACAATGATTTTACATGAAAGATTATTAAGAAATCTTCGTCAAAGAAGAGAAGAATTAATAAATCTCTTATTATCGGAAAATACAAATTTTGATAATTACCGATTTTATACCGGTAAAATTAAAGGGATTGATGATTCCATAGAGATTATTAAAGGTGTTTTTAGGGGAATAGATGAAATTGACGGATGAAGAATTTAAATCATTTAAAAATAAACTTTTAAATGATTATAGTGAGGGAGAAATAGAAAAATTAATGAATTTAAATACAGACGATATAAAAGATTATATTAATTTTTTAAAGACGTTTCATCTTGGGACTGCTAATGGTGATTATAATATTCTTTATATGCCGCATTTTCCAATAATTGATAAATTAGTAGATAAATTAAAAAATATTAATATATGTATACCTTGTGAAATTAAAGAAATTTTAAGGTCTTTATCAAGGGAAATGTTAATTGATGAAATTAAACAAAAGGGAGAGGTAAAAAATGGATAATAGAACATTTATAGAAAAATTTAATGATGTTGGGAATGTTTTAACCCCAGATCAAATGAAAGAAGCTTTTGAAAAAGAAGCAAAAAAAGTTAGTGATAAGATAATTGAATATGTTGATGAAGGTATTGATATCAATACCTTTGATAAAGAAGCTGAAATAGCAAAATTTGAAGATTGTGAAGCTCCTTTATGGCAAATAGTTGTACGTTTATACACTTCTCCTGAGAAAACCAAAGGGGGTTTATATCTTACTGCTAAAACCAGAGAAGATGAACAATACAAAACTATTGTAGGTTTAGTAGTTAAAATCTCACCAGGTTCATATAAAGATAGTAGATATAAAGACACTGGTCCTGCATGTAAGGTAGGTGATTGGGTAGTAATAGCAAGGCATTCGGGGCTAAGAATGAAATATAACGGGCTACCGATATTTTGTACCAAAGAAGATGGTATAGAATTGATAGTAAAAGACCCAAGAAGCATAGAGAGGTAAAATATAGTAATATATGGATCAATATAATAATGACGAAAGAATGGATCAAGCAGATCGTATAAAGGAGATAGAAAATCTTCCTGAAGTACAAAATATGTTTGATGAAATTGATAAGTTGCAAGGTAGAATCCCTGAAAAAAGGGAAGAACCAGAGCAAGAAGAAATTAAAGTAGAAGAGTCTCAAATTCCTGAGAATTCTGAAACAGAAGATGAGAATCAATATCCTGAACATGAACAAGAATTTGATCATGACGATGTAGATGAGGAAGAAGTTAAACCACTACCGGGTAAAAGATCTAGTAAATTTAGAAAACTATATAATGACAGATATAGAGCTAGAATTGAAAAAGAAGAAGCGCTTAAGAGAGTAGCTGAACTTGAAGCAATGCTTGAAGAATCTTTAAGTACTGGTACATACCATTATGGTAAAAGTGTATATGCTGAACAAGATAGAGCTAAACAGGATGCTAAAAAAGCGTTTGATGAAGGGAATATAGACGCATATTTAGAGGCTCAGATAGCTCTGACAAAAGCTACTAATGCTGTGCATGATTTAGAAAGATGGGCTAATGAAAGTGAAGCTAAAAGGAATTCATTTTCTAATCAAAGATCTAATTATTCGAATCAAGAATATGATAATCAAGCTATTCAACAAGATATAGTTAATGATTGGCTTGATACTCATCCTTATTTGAAAATTAATTCTAAAAGTTTTGATCCTACTATGTATGGGAATGTAACTTCTTTTATGAGTAGATTAGAAAATAATTTACAAAAGAATGATGCTACGGATGTAATAGGTTCTGAAGAGTATTTTGATACTATTGATGATTATATTAAATCTATAAAAGCCCCTAAACGTGATAGTGCAAGAAATAGGGAATATTTAGCTAATGCTAGTGGTGTCAGAAAGGTATCAACTTCAGGAAATAATAAATCTTCATTACCGGATAATCAGGTTACATTAAATACTGATGAAAAAGAATTAGCAGAAAGATTGGGTTATAGTAATCAAGAATATTTGAAATTTAAGATCTATCGCATGCAAAATCCAGACAATATTTATAATGGGTATAACAAATATGGAAAATAGAAGAATGTCAAGAACTGCAGAATGCAGAGCTAATGAAATGTTAAAACAATATAACATGGAATACGTAAGTCCTTTAGCTTTACCACACGGTGTGGCAAGAGATGGTTATATGTATTGTTGGGCTAATAAGGATTTTCCTCATCAAGTAGAAGGTTTAATGAGACAAGGCTGGGAAATAGTACCATCTGATAGATCTCCTGCTTTTTCTATTGATCCATTTAAGAAGTATGAGAATATGAATTCTTATATTTGGTACATGGATGCTATTTTGATGGAAATACCGGAAATATTAGGTAATAGAATAAGAGCTTACAATCAATCATTAGCAGATAATGCAATGGCTAAAATACAAGGGCATGTATCTAATGACAGTACTTTCTATGGTGGTGTAATGAGAGGGATACATAGTTTTTAATTATGGCACAATTTACTGTTCAAGAATTAGTTTTAGTAGAAAATTTAACATTAACATGGCCTTCTGGATTTAATGGTGGTCCTGTTGTAAATGATATTAATGATGTTCAAGTAGAAGCAGCTAATTTAACAATTAGTTTACCTAATGCAACATTAGTATCACCAGGGCAAACAATTAGATTTAATAATCTCACCAATATTGGTGAATCTTTTACATTAATGTGTAATGACGGTATCACTGGTATAATTGAAGTTCCAGAAGGACAATGTTATGAATTATATTTATATGATAATTCTACAGTAAACGGTAAATGGAGAGTAGTACAACCTTTAGGGGGATTTAATGGTATTGTAGGAATAACTGCTTTAAGTCCTGATAATTCTGTTATCATAACAGGCAGCCCTGCAAGCCCTCCTATTGCTTCACTTACTTTTCAATTACCTACATCTTTATCTAAATTAAATGCTGTAAATTCTACTGATTTCTTGGTTGTAACTCAAACAACACCATCACTTGACTTTAAAACAGTCGAACTATTAGGTGGTGAAAACATAACCATTACAGGGGGAAATGGATTAGGTAATGATCCTGTTATTGATTTAAATACTACTGTGACAGGTCTTAATTCAATAACAGTAGGTGATATGACTCTATCTGGAGGAGTTATAACAAATAATACTGATAATGGTAATATACAAATATCTACTAATGGTACTGGATCGGTACAAATTAACGGTGTTACTATTAATAGTTCAGGTGCAATTTCAGGTCTTACTAATTTTCTAGGGATAGCAGCTGCATTTACTTTTACTGATACTTTAGTAGGAATGAGTAATCAGATAGTAGTACAACAACAATCTAATATATCTTCAGTAACAGGCTCAAAAGGTACGTACGTAGGAAACTTTGTTACACCTATGCCTAATCTCAATTACGGAGTAACTATAACTCTTGGAAGTACTGGTGGGAGTTTACCATTTATATCTAATGGATATTATATCGTTAAAGAACTAACATCTGTAACTATCATTGTTACAGATGCAAGTGGTGAATTAGTACTTTCTGCCCCTAATGGAGTAACAGTTTTAATTACATCTGTATAATTCGTTAATAACATATTTAAATGTTTGACTTTGTTAACTAATAGGAATACAATATATTTATTATTGTCATAACAAGACGTTAAAAAGTTTTGCGGTTTCTGAAGTCTTATCCATAAAAGATCAAAACTATTCAATCTAATAGGCCTATAAGCCTTCTCCCTTGTAGGCCTGCCAGTCATAACAAGACATTAAAAAGTTCTGCGGTTTCTGAAGTCTTATCCATAAAAGATCTAAAAATAAATTAATTCAAATTTTATTATTAAGAGGTTTTTATGGCTTACGGCACAAATGCGCCTTTTGGTCTACGTCCTATGAATTCACTTGCGGGTGGTAGCTGGACTGAAAAGGTTAACGAATACAAAATTTATGCTAGTGCAGATGGTACTAGTACATATGCAGTTTCGCTTTTTACAGGTGATCCGGTTCAATGGGGTACTTCTGTTGTTAATACACCAACAACAACAGGATTAGTAGGAACTATTGCACTATATGCTCCTACTTTTGCGGATGCAACTCCTTCTACTTTTTCTACTGTTCCTATTCTAGGTATTTTTATGGGATGTAGATATCAAGCAGCTAATAGTGTTTCTTCTACTCCTTATATTGCTTCACCTTATTGGCCAGCATCTGCACAGGTTAAACCTGGTACATCTATTATAGCTTACGTACTTGATGATCCGAATGTTATTTTTGATATTCAAGTTTCAAGTCATATTAATGCAGCAGCTAATGTTTTTGTTGGAAACCCAATTTTCCCTAACTCTAACGTAACTGGAGCAGCTTCACCTTTCCAATATGCGGGTACTTTTGGAAGAAATTTTGCTTTGAATGTAGGAGGAGTTACTAATTTTAATACTGTTCCTACACCAGCAGATCCAGGGGATGGTAGTATAACTTATGCAAATAATCCTACTGGTGGTAGCACATTATCAGGTCAATCTGCATTTTATCTTGATGTAGATACATCAACTGTAGCTGGTTATAACAATCATGATTATGCAAAGAATGTAACAACTTTGCCTCTTAAAGCAATTGCATACACTCTTAAACCTGAAAATGTATCTGATCCAGCTTTAACAATGGCAACTACGCCGTTCCTAAACGTAACAGTAGTTATAAACAATCACGTATATGGAAAAGGATCTACTCCACCAGTTTATGTAGCTTAATTAACAACCTTGTAAATTTGACATTCAGATGTTGGATTTACAAGGATAAATAAAATATTTAGAGGAATAATTATATGATAAATACCGGTGCAATTGCACAATTACTACGTCCTGGCTTAGATGCCGTGATAGCTAAAATGAAGATATATCCTGAAGAATGGACTGAAATCTACAAAACTCATCCATCTTTTAAGAATCAGGAAATTGACGTTGAGATGAAACTTTTCGGAAATGGTGTTATTAAACCTGAAGGTCAACCTGGTTCTACAGACACTGCTGGTCAAAGGATTGTAACAAGTTACCTACATAAAGTTGTTAGTCTACAGTTTGCAATTACTAAAGAAGCTGTAGAAGATAACCTATATAAAGGTCAATTTACTGCAAATTCAAATGCATTAGCTGATTCTCTAAGAAGTACTAGAAATATTCTAGGTGCTAATCTGCTTAACAATGCATTTAATGCAAATTATCCAACGGGAGATGGTCAACCTGTTTGTTCATTGAATAACCCAATAGACGGTGGAACATATGCTAATAAATTGGCAGTACCTGCTGCTTTTGGTGAAGCTTCAGTTGAGCAACTATTACTTCTAT